CGCAAGGCTGTAGGCACTGAAATCGTCAAAGCTCTTCTGGCCAATACCAGCCTTACGCGGGATCAGGCTATCGAGGTGCTCACCGCGGTTAAAGACGACCGCATTCCTCATACCGGTATCAGTTACTGAGGTGGTTATGAACGCATACCGCGCATATGACGTGATCGAAGAGCGTAAGTGGGCTGAACAAACGCTCACCGAAGAGAAGCAAAAGTGGGTTGACGATCGGGCGCAGGAAATTATCGACGCCCTGCCGAAAGAGCCGTCAGGCCTGTTCCGCTTCTCTGTACCGATGGACAAAAGCCCATACGAAGGCCTCCGCAGCGATGCAGCTGGCGAGGCATATAACGATCTCATTTCGGCAGTAGCTTACGCCCAGGCGGAATACGACTGGGATCACCGCACCGGCTGCCCGTTTTAAATTTGGGGAATAGCAATGGCTAACGAACTTGTGATTACAGCCAGCACTCTTGCTGAGCGAGGCATTGACGGCGCTACCTGGAGCGCCCTCAAAAACAGTATTTACCCTGGCGCCAAAGACGAATCGGTAATGATGGCGCTGGACTACTGCCGGGCCAGAAACCTCGATCCGCTTCTGAAGCCCGTTCATCTGGTGCCAATGAGTGTTAAGGACTCGAAGTCTGGTAAAAGCGAATGGCGCGATGTGGTTATGCCGGGCATCGGGCTTTATCGGATTCAGGCCGATCGCTCCGGTGATTACGCTGGCGCTAAAGAACCAGAGTTCGGCCCGGACGTCACTCTGACGCTTACCGGTGTTGAAGTGACCGTACCTCAATGGTGCAAGTACACGGTCAGCAAGCGCATGCCGAGCGGGGAGATCGTCGAATTCAGCGCGAAAGAATACTGGGTTGAGAACTATGCCACCGCCGGCCGCGACACTACCGCGCCAAACGCAATGTGGAAAAAGCGCCCTTATGGCCAGTTGGCGAAATGTGCTGAGGCTCAGGCTCTGCGCAAGGCGTGGCCTGAAATTGGTCAGCAGCCCACCGCCGAAGAGATGGAAGGTAAAACGCTGGAAGTTGATGCGCGTGACGTTACTCCGCGCAGCGCTACAGAGGCTCTCCCCCTGGTAGCCAGTGAGGAAACGTTGCAGGCAATTACTGACCTCCTGACGTCCCTGAATAAGGACTGGGAACAGGACTTCCTACCTCTGTGCAGCAACATCTTCAAGCGTGACATTTTCCAGGCATCACAGCTCACCGAAGAAGAAGCGCAGAAAGGCTTTAGCTTCCTCCAGAAAAAAGCGCAGGTGGCAGCATGACACCAGAAATTATCCTCGAGCGAACTGGGATTGACGTTACCCGCGTTGAACAGGGAGATGAATCATGGCACCGCTTACGCCTCGGCGTGATCACTGCCTCAGAAGTTCACAACGTTATTTCTAAGCCCAAGTCAGGCAAAAAATGGACTGATATGAAGATGTCCTACTTCCTTACGCTCCTTGCCGAAGTGTGCACCGGCGTGGCGCCGGAAGTTAACGCCAAGGCGCTGGCCTGGGGGAAACAGCATGAGGCAGACGCTCGCACCCTGTTTGAGTTCACCACCGACGTGCAAGTAACCGAGTCGCCGATCCTTTTCCGTGACGAAGGTATGCGCACCGCCTGCTCACCTGATGGCCTGTGCAGTGATGGTCGCGGCCTTGAGCTGAAGTGCCCTTTCACCTCTCGCGACTTCATGAAATTCCGGCTTGGCGGCTTCGAGGCTATCAAATCCGCCTACATGGCCCAGGTGCAATTCAGTATGTGGGTAACCGGAAAGGATGCCTGGTATTTCGCGAATTATGACCCTCGCATGAAGCGAGAAGGCATTCACCATGTGGTTGTAGAGCGCGACGACAAATACATGTCCGACTTCAACGAAATGGTGCCGGAGTTCATCAGCAAGATGGACGAATCTCTGGCGGAGATCGGTTTCACCTTCGGGGAGCAGTGGAAATGAAACATTACCGCGACGCCATAACCGTAGGAAAAGTGAAGTGCATGTACTCCGTCCTTCATCGTGGCTGGCTAATGCCATGGGGTGAAGTGGTAAGAAACCCGTTAAAGGCTCAGCGGCTGGCTGAAGAGCTGGACACGAAAAGAGGTGCGCAATGACTGATTATGGCGGATCGAAAACTCCAAAAAATGAACGTGACTACTGGCAAACACCGATTGAAATTTTCAACGCGCTCGACCGCGAGTTTGGCTTCTGGCTGGATGCTGCAGCCTCTGAGAGTAATGCGCTATGCGCTCACTATCTCACTGAGCTGGATGACTCGCTGAACAGCGAATGGACGTCATGCGGCTCAATATGGTGTAACCCGCCCTATTCCGATATCGGCCCGTGGGTGGAAAAGGCTGCTGAGCAATCCCGGGCGCAGTCTCAGGCCGTAGTGATGCTGTTACCCGCTGACATCTCTACTGGCTGGTTTATTTCAGCTATGCAATCAGCTGATGAACTCAGGCTCATAACCGGCGGCCGTGTTCAGTTTGTTCCGGCATCTGTTACAGGAAAGCGCCAGAGCAACCCTAAAGGCTCGCTCCTGTTTATCTGGCGCCCGTACATCACCCCGCGACACATCATCACGACCGTATCGCTGGCTGAGTTAAAGCGGATCGGGAATCTGGAGGCAGCATGACGCCAGAAGAAAAGAAAAATGCGCTCAGAAGCATCGCACGCAGGGCCAACGATGAGGTTAAGGCACAACGGCGGTCATCTCCCGCTTTAAGTTGCGACGAGATATCACGACCAATCCTCAACGGATGCATGCCGCTGATAAAGCAGCTTGGGTTAACGCCAAGCCATCTCTATGTGGAGATCGGCATTTTGAACGGAAAGATAAAGGAGCGCTGACATGCCAGAAATCATCGATCAGGCCAACGAGCTGGCAGAGCGCCGGCTTGAAATGACCATCCAGAACATGCGCATCAACCATGCGGCAGTCTCGGCTACTCACTGCCGCGACTGAGGGGAAGAGATACCCGAGCGGCGCCGGGAACTGGTGGCGGGTTGTCAGCGCTGCGCTGACTGTCAGGAAGAAGAGGAATTACGCGGTAAGCATCGGAGGCCGTGATGTTCAAGTTAATTCAGAGAGGCCAGGTCTTTGCTGATTGCCACGGATGGCCGGTAATTGTCGCCGGCAGTGACGCTAAGGTGGTTCGCTACTGGCGCCAGGGGCGGATCAACACAGCAAGCATAGACCGCTTTAATAATGATTTCGAGCCGCTCTCTCACGAAGAGGCCCAGCAGATAAAGGCAGATCTGGAGCAGAGCGAACACATTCAGAAACTGCGCTCGCAGCGGGCGGCGTAACCGGGAGGGAATATGGCGTCTGATAGACCGATTACAGCACAGCAGGCCGCCGATTTGCTCATCGTGTCGGCGCGGGTGATCTACCGCCTGATTGATTCTGGAGAACTCGCCGGCCGCAAGGTCGGCAACAAGTACAGAACGACCGAGGCGGCGTGTATTGCATATTTGAAAACCCCGCGCGATCCTGTCATCGCGAACGCGGGTGAACATAAAGGAGAAGTTTTATGTCAATCACCCTCAGGGGAGGCGTGTGGCACTGTCATTTCTTTACGCCGTCAGGAAAAAGAGTTAGGCGATCTCTTGGCACGGGGGACAAAAAGCAGGCTCAGGAGCTCCACGACAAGCTGAAGGCGGAAGCGTGGCGGGTTGACCAGATCGGCGACCTGCCCGTCAGAACCTTCGAAGAGTGCTGCATCCGGTGGCTGCGGGAAAAAGACCATAAGCGATCGCTGGATGATGACAAAACCAAAATTGAGTTTTGGCTGCAGCATTTTTCCGGCCGTGATGTCTCGAAGATAACGGCGGAGGAAGTTCATGAAGCCGTTAACGGGATGATCAACCGTAAACACCTGCAGGTGTGGGAGAGTAAGCGTGATGCCGCGCTGAGGAAAGGTAAGCCTGTTCCGGAATACAAACCACGGCAGGTTTCGCAGGCGACGAAGGCGCAACACCTTTCCTTCATTCGTTCCCTTCTCAGGGCCGCGGCGAATGACTGGGGCTGGATAAAAACAGCTCCTGTTATCAAAACCCGCAAGCCGATCAGTAAGCGGATACGATGGCTGACCAGAGAAGAAGCTGAGCGGTTGATCGAGTGCATGCCGGAGAGCATTAAGCCAGTGGTGATATTTGCACTGGCAACCGGCCTGCGCCGCTCAAACATCATCGGGCTTGAGTGGCAGCAGGTCGATATGCAGAGAAAGGTTGCATGGGTAAATCCGGAGAACGCAAAAGCGGGCAAGGCGATTGGCGTGGCTCTGAATGATACCGCATGCAGGGTATTAAGGGATCAGATAGGGAAGCACTCCAGGTGGGTGTTCGTTCACACCACGGCAAAACATCGCCCTGATGGAACACTAACGCCCGCGGTTAGAAAAATGCGGGTGGATGACAATAACGCCTGGCGCGCCGGGTTGAAAAAAGCGGGGATTGAGGATTTCCGTTTTCACGACCTCCGGCACACCTGGGCGAGCTGGCTGATCCAGTCCGGCGTCCCGCTTTCTGTTTTACAGGAAATGGGAGGATGGGAGAGCATCGAGATGGTACGTCGTTATGCTCACCTGGCGCCGAACCACCTGACCGAACACGCACGGAAAATTGACGCCATTTTTGGCGCTAGCGACACAAATACGACACAAGGAGGAAATCAGGCTGGTTTAAAACTGGCGTAAGTTATTGTTTCTTAATGGCACGCCCTACAGGATTCGAACCTGTGACCTACGGCTTAGAAGGCCGTTGCTCTATCCAGCTGAGCTAAGGGCGCCCTGAGAAGCGAGTGCTTCGCGGAGTGAAACGCGTGGAATTATACGGTCCACGTCGGTCGAGTCAATCCATTTTGCCAGGAAACTGCGGGGCTTATACGACGCTGGCGAAATATCCCCCACCAACTGTACAAGAAGCATACCGCTGGGGCTCATGCGCGCGTAAATCGACTCAGTGGCCAGGCGCAACGCACCTATAACCATGCAATTACTATAGCCATAACAGGCTAAATTAGCCTCAGACAAGATAAAACAGCAAACGAGGACTGACAGCGAGGCCCGCTTCTGACAAAATATCCTCATCCCC